GCACTAGCGGAAAAGCAATAACATTTTCACCAGCATTTAAATCTTTGCAAGGTGTAGGAATTTCTGCACAGAACTTGGCGAGTGGTGACTTCTATGCTATAACAAATAAAAGTGAAACTGGTTTTACAATAGAGTTTTTTAATAGTTCAAGTTCAACAGTAAGCAGAACATTCGATTATGTAGCAAGAGGATTTGGAGAATTAGCAAGTTAGGAGTTTTAAATGTCGCAAAATGATTTATCAATAGCCAATCAAGGTTTCGCATCTTTTAGATCAGATTTAAATAGTGCCTTACAAGCATTAGGTTCAACAAATTCTGGAACTTCTGCACCATCAACAACTTATGCAAACCAGTTGTTTTACGATACAACAAACAATATTTTAAAAATTAGAAATGAAGATAATGATGCTTTTATTTCACTTTTTACCTTAGACCAAACAAATGACAATATTGAAGCATTAACAATTGATGGCACATTAACTTATAATGGTGATTTGGTATCTTCTACTGCTGGAACATCTAATTTTAGGGCGGGAGTAAATGCTGGAAATTCAATTACAAGTGGTGGTAATTATAATGTAACTATTGGAGATGAAGCTGGAACTGCACTTAC